TACGCTCAGGAGCACGTGACAATCTGTAAATGACAAGTGAGTCCTCAATCATTCTCAATTGATTGAGTGATTTAATTGCTTTATGGAGATATGAAAGTGTATTTCCTTTATTTCTATCTACAAGACCTGAAGTACAATATGTAATTGCATCTTTTGCAATCTTAATTCCTTGGCTTGCACCAGTTGCTGTTGCGTTTCCTGTTGGATATTGTGATTTTGGATTGTAAATAAAGTACTCTTCAATCTCTGGGAAGTCATAATCCATGGGATTATCGTTCGCAAATCTTTGAAGAGGTGCTAACTTATCGCCTGGTTTTTTCTTTTGTTGGCGAATATAACGCATTTTCATTGCGTCAATATAACGAAGTTCTTGAATTCCTTCGTGAGGATTCTTTAAATCGATGATTTTGTGATAGTAAATTCTTCCGTCAATATACCAATTTCTATAAATTTCGTGAGATTTCTTATCAAAATCAAGCATATCCAAAATGTGCTTGAATTCTGAACGAATCTTTTTCTTAATGCCATCGCTGGCATTTAAATTATCCAGATCAATTTGAACAGGAACATCGTTTTGATCTGATACGATTGCTTCGTTTACGATATCTTCAATAGCACTATCCACTTCTGGATGCAGTGACATTTCACGATATCTTTTAATGAGCTCAAACTCAGTTCTATATACACCCTCTATATCAACATAAGATCCAAAAAAACCACTACTCATATAGTGGTCAACCCCGTCCTCATTGTTAGGTGGGACGGGGGAAACCGCTGATGGAGATAGTGGTTCAGTGTCCTCTATTGAGAACCCAAATAATTTTGCCATAATTTATTTTGGTTTTGATCTTTAGACTATTTATTAGGCGTTTGCGCCGCCAGCTCCTTTGACTCTGAATGATTGAACTTGGAATTCAACAGTGAACTCCTCAATCGTATCAGAAGAATCATAGGAAAGATCAATCTGAGACACGTTAGTTGGGAATATATCTTGGAATTCATACTCCGCCAGAACAGAGTTTGCACTTCCCAAGTTGTTTGTGCTGTTAATTACCGAACCTCTTCCAAGTTGGAAGACATTGGCATTTGTCATATAAGAACCTGGGTTGGTAGCACCAATGTTGTTATCAAGTCTTGCGATAGCCTCTACCCAATCCTCAAATGCTCTTCTGAGAACGAAGTCTTCGTCGTTGATGATAGATACGGTCCAAGTATCGACTGTTCTGTCACCAGCTACCTTGAAGATTCTTCCTCTGAAAGGAACATCAATTGCTGCAATGTTTTGAGCAGGCAGTGCTGCTGACTTGCACATAAATCTGAACTTACTTGCATCCCAGTTAGTTGAAACTGCGCTGGGGAAAGTGGTTAATTCAACCTCAAATAGATTGGGGCGAGCGCCGCCCCCCGAAAGTTCGGATTTAAATTGTGAAATTGTTCTGTTTGGTCTGGAAGTTGCCATGATTTTCTCCTCCTTTTGTTATTTATTATATGCTAGATCAAACTCTGCCAACGACCTCTTCAAAACTGACCCCAGTTCGAGTCGCAACAAACGTCAGGGTGACGTAGTTGATAGACTTGGTTGGTTTCAGGAAGATGTCTGCTCTAAACTCATTATTATCAATAACGTCAGGAGTGTTATTTGTGGTATCACAAACAACCAGGAATCCATAGAGTCCTCTCTTCGCTTCAACATCTCTGAGATAAGGTTCAACGATGTTCTTGAAGTTTGCTCTTGTCAGTTCATCGTTCAGTTCGAAGAGTTGTGCCTCAGCAGCTCTTTCGAGTGCTTGCTCAACCGTAAGGAACAAGCGGCGAACATTGATTCTATCAAATGCAGATGCATAACCGAGAGCGGTCTTATCACCAAACAGAAGTGAACCAATACCAGGTTTCGTGACAACTGGGTTAATTCTCAGAGGATACAGTTGATCTCTTTGAGCTTTGTTTGGATTGTATGCAAGTTTGACAACATTATTAATGATGCCTCTTTGCTGACCAGCAGGTGAGAACCAAGGATATGCTTGGATCGAAGTTCTGACCATTAATCCAGCAACGTCTGCGTTGGTTGGAATGTATCTGAACTCGTTATTGAATCTATCATAAGTGTACTTGTAACCACTATCAAAGGTTGCATAAGATGAAGATGAAAGTGGTGAGAAGAACTCAATCAAGTTATCAGTTTGTACATCGGTATTGGTTTCATTGACCAGATCACTTCTGTGTGGTCCAATAACAGCCATACAATCTTTTCTGCTATTTGCAAGCGAGATCAGATAGTTTGCTTTTGCTTGAGATAAGGTCTTATCGGTAAGACCAGGACCCATAATCAGATAGTCAACTGCAATTTCATCTTTGTTTTGGAAGAGACCGTAACCCGAAACAAGATTTCCAAGAGTTGCGGTCATTCCACCGTTAGCTCCGATTTCAGGAATTCCTGCTGAGTAATCTTCGCCACCACCAAGAGTGTAAGTTACGTTTCCGATTGCAGAGAAGGTAACGTCTTGTGCTTTCTGTCTCCAGAGACCACCAGAGGTTGTAACAGGAGTGAAGTCGGTTGAGAATCCAACTGCTCTTGGCTCAGTACCGTGATATAGGTCAGCAGTATTTGATGGATTATATCCAGCGTAGACATAATTTGACTGATCTGCAATATACTGCTTGTAGAAGATCTTGGTTGGAGCGTCTACGTTCGAAACAGCATCTTGTGATTTCGAAAGACTTACGAACTTCTCAAGAATGGTTCCTTGGTTTCCAGTGATTGTTCCATAGTCATCAACAACAGCAACGTGGATACCATCACCCTTACCATTTCTATTCAGTGAATAGACGTTTGATACTGGTTTTGGTGCAATTGTCTTCCAGTAGATAACAGCATTATCCAGATCAAGTGTTTGCTGGTCGTACCAGTCTTTTGTAGATACAGGAGTATATGCTGCTACATCAGCTGAAAGTCCAGTGTTAATACCAGAGTTATTAACAAAGAACAGTGAATCTGAAGTATCGAATTGTGCGTATGATACTCTCTGACTATAATCAATCTTTGTTGTAGTGTTTACACCAGATGATGTTTCTACACGAGCGACAATCTTAACATCAATTGTGCTATTTCCACTGGTTGCGTCTGTGCTAACACCTGTAATGATACCTTTCAGATATCCATTGAAGGTAGCAGTTGTTCCAAGACCAGCAATTACAGTGTCGTTGAGTGATGCAGTAACACCATAACCGATGATAGCACCAGCGTTGCTCAAGTTAGTAGTGTTAATACCAATTCTTTGGTCTGCAAGGTCGTCAATGACACAAACCTTCAGTCCATTAGCCCAAGAACCAGGGTTCTTTGAAGCCCAAGAATAGTTTGTTCCACTTTCGTGGTTATTTTGGTAATCGTCGTAATTATCAATTCTCAATGAAGATGTTGATGCAATACCAACACCAGCGTTAGCGTTGTTCAGGTCGTCGTCTCCGACTCTAACAACCTTGAGAACTCCTCCGTATGAAAGATATGAAGCAGCACTCATCCAATACTCATATTGAGCATCTGTGGAAAGAGGCTTACCGAAGGTATTAATTAATTCTTGTTCAGTAGTGATGTCAATCGCTTCATTAACAGGTCCAATTCTGAAAGGTCCAGCAATCGCACCAATATTATCTAAAACATTATCAGCTCTCCCTACTGTTAAATCAACCTCTCTGATAAGTACACCAGGAGATAATTGAGGAGTCGCCATGTTTTTCTCCGTAATAGACTCAGTTTATCTGAAAATATTTATTAAAAAGTTACTTTTCGCAGGGGAAACGAGACGTGAACTACTTACCAGTCAGGATATTCCCATTTCCCATGATCCGCAAAACGCGCATTAGAAACCCTGCAAATGGTGCATTGCTTACATTCATAAGAATATGATGATGCAACTGCTCCTCTATCTTTTCTTGTCCTGTAAAAATCTTCAACTAAATTTTTTGTTTCTCCGCAGACTCTACATTTTCTATCAGCCAATAGTAAATGTCCAAGTTGTATTTGGCGGTCTAATTCCATTACATATATTCCCACATATAAGCTCTGTCACCATACTCATCCGTATACCATCTATCTCCATCTACATCAACAAAACTGCTATTGTCTAAACCATCTGAGATAAAACCAAATGGGGACATATCCTGTTCGATTTGATTTTTCTGTTCTTCATACAATCTTTTACGAACGTCCTGATCAGTAAGTTCCTTAAAGTAATCCTGTGCAACCAACCAAGCATATATGACAAGACACATTGCAAGGTCATCATTACATCCATCCTCAGCCTCAAATGAATTATTCTTTTGAATAAAGGTTGTTAGTTCTGATATAATCTCATAATCCTTGAAGAGAAGTTTATCCTCTTCAATCATTGTCTTAAGATTGAGAGCACCAACTTTTTTGACAGTCTTGGACATTTTTACACCAAGTTGAGTTTTCTTTCCAGAAAAACCTTGACCAACAATTTGCCCTGCTCTTCCTCTCATTGAGCACATCAAAAGATTTTGATACTCTAAATCATATTGAATAATACTTGCTACCTGATCCCCAATATCATTCACTTCACATAAAATATATGCATTATTATAACTCTTCGCAACTTCCCAAATTATATTAGGAAACAGCATTGGTTTAATCTCATTATTTCTATATTTTGCAACTACCTTATGGGGGAACTCTGTTATGTCAACGACCACAAATGCAGAGTAGTCTTCGCTAACCCCACGAGCCACATCGACCGTAATCACATAGTCTTTATTCTCTTGAGATACTTCATATACATCTAGTCCAGCATTCTTCTTAAGTGGACTATCATATATGAAAGATCTTAATTTGCTTGGTGCGATTAATGTATCAATTGATCCAAGGAATTCGCACTCAAACTCAATTTTAAATTGCTGTTCTGATGTGTTTGCAATGGTCTGCTTTTTCCATTCATTGTCTCTTCCTGGTACTTCCGACCAATGAACATCAGTTGGCACATATTCGTTTTTACCTTTCTCCGCATCGTGCCACATACGGTAGAAATGATTCATACCGTGTGGCGTTGAAACTATGATGACTTTTGTGCTCTTACCAGAAGTAATAGTAGGATAAACAGATGCAAAGAAGGAATCTGCGATATGGTTCGGAACGAACGCAAATTCGTCGAGGAAGAGGATATTGAACGACATGCCTCGGACAGCACTCGCAGATGTAGAAGCTGCCAATATCTTACTGCCATTTTCTAACTCGATAGAACCTTTATTCCATGATATAATACCCTGTTGCATCCACTTAGGCAAGTTTTCATAAGCAGTAGCAAGTCTTTGCAACAATTCTCTTGCAGTTGCGGCTTTGTTTGCAAGAATACCAATATTTACACTATCATTGAAAATCAGATAATGAAGAAGATATGAAACAACAGTGGTTGACTTACCAGTCTGTCGTGGCATCTTACAGATATTAAATCTGTGCTCGTGGAATCTTCTAATTAATTTCTCTTGGAAATCATATGGATGAAATTGTGTTAAACCTTCGTCAAGAGAAACAATCTTAATGTAGTTGTTAGCAAAATAAACGGGATCATCTTTACACTTAACAAACTCAAGAACTTGCTCTTGAGTAAATTCAATTGGAGTATTTGCTTTTTTTAATAAAGGATTACCAAGATATACATCACTCATAAAAAATTACCTATCTAGTTTCTCGCCACTGAATAGTATTGAAGACATCTGTTGTTGTGTTAGTGTCCAAGTTAGTCACAATAACAGCAAAAATATTACTATCATCACTATCTATATTCTGTGCAATGTATGATCTTCTTGCAGCAGTTGGATTGAAAGCAACAGTAGCAGATGCTTGTTGTCCTGATGGATTGTTTGCGGCAATCAAAGATGCCTGTCTTAAATCTCCACCAGTTGTTGTGAAGTTAGTCCCTACCGTGACATTATACTCAACTGCTGAATCATCATCAGCACTTACCCAACTTCCACCAGTAATATTAGTATTGCTTGGCAGTCTCCAAATCTCAA